CAGCACCTTGCGGTATTCCTTCCACTTGGCATAGACCGCATTCAGGGCGTCGGACTGGTAATTTCTTAATTGCATTCAGTCACCACAGGAACCGTTTGTCTGTATTTCCAGCGCTTGCGCTATTGTCAACCCACGAAGCTCAATTACGTTTTTTGGCATCAAATCAACCAAGTCTTTTTCGCGTCTTGGTTCGATTGAATCGCTTGTAACCTTGCGTCCGCACTTCGGGCAATTATCTCCCTTGCAAGGCACAAAACATTTTGGACATAAATGATTGGTATTCATGTTGGCAATCGTCGGGGTGGAACTGCCGCTCCCGGGGCGTGGAGGGAAACACGAGAATCCACGACAGTCCACCCGTTGACGGTACGGGAATTAATCGAAGTCGGGTTTAGCAGGTTCTTGTTGACCGGCAGGGTCGATATAAGCATCGACCTGCATGTGCGTCTTGCCCTCGAACGTGTGCGGTGACAATTTCACCAGACCGCTTGCGCCGGGGACTTCTTCCCAATTCGGCTGAATGGTTTCTCCGTGCTTGCGTTCTCCGATGGCCTTAAAGAACTGGCACACCATTCCCCATGTTTCGGTATGGAGCGTGAGTCGGTCAATCGCAATTCCGATCTGGTTGGCATAGGTCTCATCGTTCTTGTCGTATATCATCAAGACCATCTTGGCCTGCGGAGCGCCGGAGGTCTTGGCGCCCTTTGATACGGTCTTTACCAGCGACTTGACGACAAACCGATATTCCCCCTGCGGAAGCACGGCGTTGGGGGTGCTGCCATTTTCGTCAATCGGGCTATCCCAGTCTTTTTTTTCTGCCATGACTATTTACTCCTCGTTGATTTAATCTTTTCAACCACCTTGTTCCAGTTGGTTTCAATCACCATCTGGTCTTGAACCACCTTCTTGATCTCGGTCAGTTTCCCTCCTTTTGGTATGAATGATTTCCCTTCGCAGTACGTCAGCAGTTCCGACACCAGCACCCCGGACAACTCCATGAGCGTTGCCAAACGCGGGGGGATGTCCTCGGTTTCCGGCTTGACGGGACCGGCCTTGGTTTCCGGCAAACCGACCCTCGTCGCCTGTCCGGTCTTAAGCATTTCCTCGACACCCTTCCGTTCTGGCGGGGGTTCTATCTTCTCAACCACCGGCTTGCTGGCATTCTCTCCTAAGACCTTGGCAAACACGCCGAAGTCAAACGGCAACTCGAACGGGATCTGATCAGGCAATCCCCAGCGGTTCTTGGCGTCGTAAGCCGCCGTGTGCTGGGTGTGGATGATCCGTTTGCGGCCGCCGACCGCCTTTGAGCGCTTGTCATCGTTTGTTGTTACTGTGACCTTGTAATTTACGAACAGAAGCGCGTCGGCCCATTCTTTGAGAAGGGGCGATGTTTGCCGGGAGCACTTTAATTCGTAGTGATCAAAACTGCCTTCTTGGTCGGGAAGTTCCATCTTCTTGACTGTGGAATGAGCGACAAAAACGACGTGCATTCCAGAATCAATCAGGGTATTCAAAGAATTCAACAGCCGCCCGAATTCTTCGGATAAGTACGTGTATCCTTTTCCGTACCCCCAGTCCTCTATGCTGGTTTTATTGTCCCTGGCACAAAGGAACATGACGCAAAAGCGTTCGGCCCAATCAGCAGTATCGAAGACTGCCGTTTTGAAATTATGCTTCTGCGTCTTGAGCCACTTGACGGCATCCAGAATATCTTGCCATGAATTACAAGATATGCGTTTCACGTCCATAGAATTCGTCGATCCTTCCGTGTCAATGAAAACAGGGGAAGGAAACTGGTTCGCCAATGTGGATTTTCCAATTCCCTCCGGACCGTGGATTACTGTGCGTTGCGGTTTCTGAACTTTGCCACTTGTGAGTTGCATGATTCCCTCCTTGTTAATTAAAACTCGATCTGTTTCGGACCCTCGACTCGTATTCCGCCACGTTCGCAATAGACTTCAATTCCTTCGATCTTGGTTGATTCCCGCATGGTTCGGACGTATTCACCGATCTTGACCGTATCGGGTTCCATGAATTCACGCGGGATTTTGGCAAGGTCGGTGATGTTGAACTTCCAAATATCCTGCGGTTTGCGTAACCCCTCGATCTTGGATGCACCATACTTCTCATCGTAAGCGGTCATGGCCGGCAATAGGATTGCCTCGGTTGCCGCGGCTTCGGCATCGGCCTTTTTCTCCTGCGCCACAATCTCCTTGTGGGCCGCTTGAGCCTTGTCCTTCATCGGCTTGAACACTTCCTTGATCTGCTTGCGTAACTTCTTAACGGCCACCATGAGCGTTCCGGCGCGTTCGTAGGATTCCTTGTCAACGATTACGATTGCCTTGGCTTGGTCGCGGATGGTCAACGCCTCGGTTTGGACCTGTTCGATTTCATTCATGTTATTTTGTCCCTCATAAATTCAATCAACATTCCCCGCAACGGTTCCGGTATGTCTTGGCCGTCAATATCAATGTTCCCGATACGAATGGTTGTTTCAGATTCAGGCGGGTGCATGGAGTCGCCCTTGTCGATCTGGACTGTGTTCGTTTCATAGTCCATGGTGACTGTCGCTGTTATGGTTCCGGGGGTCATTTCAACAACTCCCTGAATTCCTCAAACGACCTGACAAGATGGGTTTTCCACCCGTTACGTTCCATCTCACCCATAATCCTGATTTGATCTTCGGACAATTTACCCGCGGCGGTCTTGAGTTCCACGGCGTACGGCACACCAAGAACAACGAACGTCAGGTCAGGCCAGCCGCACTTTTCACGAGCCATGGGGGATAGGTGCAGGTACACAATTCCGCGCCGGGATAATTCCATTTCGCACAGGCGTTGGATTTCCTTCTCTGCCGTGCCGTCAACCTTCTTCTGGCGTTCGGATTGGGTAAGTATTCCCAACGCCTTACGATCGGCAGGGATCATCATCCCTGCAATCTTGTCGGTGACTATGGTTCGTTCCCTCATTGTTCCCTCTCAACCTTTACCCTTCCCCGCCCTGCGGTTATCCCTTTGCTTCCGGCCAGGGCGATCATGGCGGCGGGGGTGAGGTCGATTGCGTTTCCCGTCCGCTTGGCCGGGCCGTGATCCGTGAAGGCCAGTGTAACCGTGCGACCGTTGGCCAAGTTCGTCACGCGTACTTTGTGCCCGAACTTCATGCTCCATGCCTTCGCTGTCGTCTTTGGAATAGCGCAGGTCAGAGCAGAATCGTTTAAGATTTTCCCGTTGCTCATCAGTGGTTGTTGTTTGCCCCATCGTTCCTTTTTGCAGGACTGGACGGAGTAGAACGTCGCCCAGCCGGTCAAGGGCGCGGAGCGGGGCATTGAGGATACGTTCGACGTTGGCGTTGAGTTCGTCGTTTCGTCTGCCGGCCACCCGCAGGAGTTGGCGTTGGCGATCTGCGAGACGCATAAGATCGAACATAACCATATTAGAGATTTCATTCACGTTTCCCTCCGTGCTAATGCGATCATTCCCGTCTTTGAATCCTTGATGATATGTCGCAGGCTGTATCCCGGTTGTTTCGATCTACGGACTTCATCATCCAGCCAGTTCTTGTGCGCCTCGGTGGGTGTCAGCCAGCCTGACATTCGGTATTCACTGGCTAATTCCTTCTTGCGCCTTAACCGTTCCTTGGAAGTTTTGCCCTTCATATCTTTTGTCTTTCAATATACGCATCCACGTCCGATGGTTTGAACCTGACCGTCCTATGTCCGAACCGATAGGCGGTGATCTTCTTGCGTCTTGCGAGGGACATAATCAGCGTGTCGGGGATTCCGCATCTGGCCCCAGCCTCTTGCGGGGTCAACATGCCTTTGGCGATTGATGCCGAATGGGAGTTCATAACTCACAGAATTTCTTGTAATTTAATCCAAGCACAGTGGTTTCTATCCGGCATTTTTTTATGCCTAATTTTTCAAATTTTTCAGCATCGATCATGAGTTTTTTCCATTTCGAATTCATTCTCATGGAAAACTGTTCTATAGTTTCGGGATTAGTATTGACCCCGTTTACCAACCGATATTTCTGTCTTTTGAAATACCATATCCAAAATTTTTCTTCTTTATTTCCGTTTCCCTTGACTTGTTTAATTAAACGGATTGTCGGCAGTATTTCTTGTGATCGCATCCATTTGCACCGATTGTTTTTGCCATAACTGGATTCTAAAAGATGTTGTTTGAGTCGTTCGCAAAGCAATTTTCTTGTTTTCCCCACATACCGAATCTTCCCGTTCTGATCTTGAAGGGTGTAGATTTTTGTAATCATACCTCTACAACCTTCATTGAAGATGATTTTAACCCCATCTTTTGGGCGTCCTCAATTAGTCGGCGGTACTTGATCGCCAACCGAACAGAACTGAGAACAAAAAACGACAGGCCTTTTGAGCCTGCCGCTTTTTCAAACCT